TTCACCTGAATATATTTACGCTTTCCCAAACCACAAAAAGGATAACCGTCCAATGGTTTAGCATCTTCCAGTAGTTTGGCAAACGAGTTTAGGCTTTTCAGTTCTGGCTCGGTTTTTATTTCCTCACCACCTGATCCTGTTATCATCATGTCTTCCAATACCTGACCCCACAATAAAAAAGAGGCATGGTCTTAATATGACCACACCTCTCTGTTTTTTCAATACCTACTCTGGTTTTAGAACGGGAATTCGTCGCCAGTGCCAAGTATTGTGATCGGTACAAAGATGAACTCGATGCTCTTGGCAGGCTTGATAGCCACGTCAACAAACATCTGGTTCTGGTCAATAGCCGAAGGAGGGTTGTTAGCCTCGTCGCAACGAACCGCATAGTCGAACAGCGCACGCAGGGACTTAAGACCAGCAAGATACCTTTCGGTTACAACTGTCGCAGAACGACGGGTGACCGGATCATTGATTTCGAACAGGAACGGCTCCAGGAGACGTGTCAGGTCGTACTTCATCTTGGCGATGAGACGTGCGACATTGATACGGTCGAGTGCTGTTGCAGTTGCTGCATTGGTCTTCTGGCCAAATACAGTCAAACCACGGTTCGGGATAAACGCAATCGGGTTGATGTTGTTCTCTTGGAGAACATCACGCTGAGTTTTGATCAGCTGTACCGGCACGTACTCGCCATCATTGTTAAGATAACCTACGGAAGCGGCGTTGTCAACACGTCCACGGGTGTAGCCAGCAGGCGGGAACCACGGAGCGGAAACCTGATCACTGTAACCGATGGTGCGCATGATCATGTGTGAAGGCGGGACAAATACGTCGTTGCCGTTGATGTCTGTTGAAATACCCCAAGGGTAGTAGAACGCTGTGTAAACAGACGGTGAGGATGCAAAACCATCTTCACCGGTGGATACAACATTGTTTGCGTTGGTGACCCACTCGGACGCTGTAATTTCACGGCCAGTCGGGATGCCATTCGGGATCATGAACTTCGGAGTGTCGGCAACGATAAAGCTGACTTCGTTGTTGTCGGTGTTCAGAGCATTCATCTCGTCATACAGTTCCGGGTAACCAGGACTGGTGATGAGCTGGAAGTAGTTCACTTCTGCACGAATCTCGTCGTTTGCGACCAATGCAGCCTGGAGCTTCTCGACAACGATCTCACGCTGTGAGCGACGACCGAAGGTGTCACCAGCAGCAGGAGCCCAGAAGTTTCCGGTCTCAGGAACAACGTTGTAAGCAGAACCATCGAATGTGACGGTAACGGCTTCGAACGCAGGATCATAAACCTTGACGGTGTTACGAGTTTTGGACTCGCCATTGTTCATCCAGTAGGTTCCGTTTACGACTGCGGAAGCAACCGGGTCATCAGACTGGATAAGAACAGCACTTGTGATGTCAACCCACACGGTGCCTTCCCAACGTTTGATTACAGGCCAGTTGTCGAGGTTGTCAGCGGTGGAGATGTCAACCCAGATAGCACCAACGTTAGGGAACGCAGGGGCGGAGCCGGAGATGACTTTCTGAAGTGCGGTCGGGTTTGAAACAATAGTAGTCTCAACCGGTACCCACTGGTTTCCGAAACCATGATCGGTGCCTTCGAGGTACAAAGCAAAATCAATGATACTGTCGTCGAACCAGTAGGTTCCAGTTACAGGTTCGCTTACTGGTGCATCGTCCTGTACGAAGACAGGGAGAGCGATGAACTCAAGGCCGGTGCCGACGTAAAGAGGGCGGGCTGCTGTAACATTAATGAAAGAAGTGTCTTCCCAGATAACGCCCTGGTTAGGGACAGGCATAACCGGATCACGGATGATCGCCTGGGTTACCCATACCCCATCAGCCGCACGGAAACGTGTGAGCTGTAAGTTGGTACCACCACCGGAGGAGGTAGTCTTGTACCAGAAGTCACCAACGTCCGGGGTAACCGGACCAGACGGAGAAACATGAAGGTTAACTGTTGCACCAAGCTCGGACTGGAGGTTAGCGTCAGTCGCTGTACGCCATACACCACCATTCTTGAACATGATGGAACCATCGGCGGTCGAGTAATCAAACGCCCAATCTCCATCAGCGCCATCGGCTGCTACAGGAGCGGTTGTGTAAATGCTGAAAGGAACTACCTGCCACGTAGCACCAACCAAAGTGAAGATACCACCGACTACTGAATCCTTATTGATCCAATATGTGTTGTCGGGTGGCGGAGCAACTGGCTCAACGTCCGTAGTAATAAGCTGACCGAGGTCGATATCGGCACGTAAAACGTATGCCCTACTGCCCTGGCCGAGGAAAGAGTGTGCTGTAAGAAGACCGTATTCATTGGTCTCGTCGCCATTAACGGGGTCGCCGTCGGATGTTACGAAAACTGGATTACCATAACTCTGAAGCAGTTCACGCTGTGATGCAACTACTCTCAGTTTGTTGGATTCTGTTGTACCCGCTGAAGTGCCTGCACCGTCGGGTGTAATCTTGTTTGCCCTGGTCGCAAATACAAACAGCGGAACTGTTTGGGGGGATGGTTCACTGTAGATGGACTGGTCATTTACTGTTACCGACACCGAAGGGGACGTGGCCATATTATTTTTCCTATTGACATTTGTTTAAACTCGTATTATATTTAGTTATCATCAATAAATAAGTAGTAAGTTTTAATACATCGACTAAAACATGTGGATTTGTAATATGAAAAAATTAACAACTGATGAGTTTATAAAAAAAGCAGCACACATCCATGGTGAAAAATACGATTATTCAAAATCCAAATATATTGATAGTAGAACAAAAATATCTATTACATGCCCGGATCATGGAGATTTTCTACAGACACCGAGTGCACACATCTATGGTTCGCACGGTTGTCCATCCTGTAATGGTGGTGTTGATCACACACTTGATATTTTCTTAGATAATGCTAATAAAAAACATGGACATAAGTACGATTATTCCAAAGCGGCCTATATCAACTCCGCCACCAAAGTAGATATAATATGTAATGACCACGGTATGTTCAGCCAACGTCCAGTAGATCACCTCCATGGACAAGGATGCCCCATGTGTGGTAATGATAAAAATAGAAAAGATAAAGAATTCATACAGCGAGCTAACGTAATACATAATAATAAATATGATTATTCAAAAGTAGAATATCACCGGGTTGATGAAAAAGTAATCATCACGTGTCCGACCCATGGTGATTGGTGGACTAGACCAACCACACATTTATCTGGCCACGGTTGTCCCAAATGCGCTCATCCATACATGACACTTGATGAATTCCTTCAAAAAGCGTTCGATATACATGGACCAAAATATGAATACGATGGTGTAAACCTATTAAGCTCCAGAGATAAAATAACCATAACTTGTAGTAAGCATGGTGATTTTGAACAGAGAGCCGGTTCACACCTGTCTGGTGGTGGGTGTCCGGATTGCCAACATGACAAGAGAAGACTAACCACGGAAATTTTCATAGAGCGATCCATAAAGAATCATGATATAGAATATGACTACTCTAAAGTCATTTATACCAACTCTCACCATGAGGTAACTATCATATGCCCTGATCATGGCGAGTTCCAGCAAAAAGCATACCAGCATTTAGAAGGAAAAGATTGTAGACTTTGCAAATATATACAGCACCCAGGTGGTTATAATAAAAGAATATTTAAACAGAATCCCGAACTGGCACAGCGTCTGGGGATATTTTATATCGTGCAGTTCACCTTCTCAAATGAGGAGTTCATAAAAATAGGAATAACGGTCAACGATGCCAAAACGAGACATCACTATGGAACTGATACACTTAAAGTATTAGCAGAATTTCCAATGACTATGGCTGATGCTTTTCATAAAGAACAAGCAATACTACGAAGTGCTGATTTCAAAAAGTACAGATATAAGCCAAAAAATATAAAAGCTGGCGTTACTGAATGTTTTAAACTTGACGTATTACCGTTGTTGTTTTAGCATATTTTGTCATCAGGATCACCATTGCCCGGTGGCTGAAGAGATTCGAGGAACTGAACATCCTCCTCGTCTGCTTTTATTACACAACCATCGAGTGGTCGGTATTCATCGAATTCGTTGCCGTCTTCCATGTCGAAAATAGTGAAGTCCACTTCATAAATGTGTTTAGTTTCGTATACTTTCGCTGGCGGCGACAACCAGATAACGGTGTCAAATGTCAGCGTGTAGGTGTACAGCGGATCGACTTCAGTACCACTCGGGACTACCTTCTCCATCTTGACATCACCCTGGAACAGAAGTGAGGTCAGGAAAATCCAGTCAGCTGGTGAGTTGGACAGTTGAATATCAATATCCGGATTGAACACAGTTGCTATTTGTTCAACGAGTTGTAAGCCCTGGTCCTGGTTCGATGCCCATATTGCCAAGTCCAACGTGACATCATATGGTACCGGCATAAACCGCTCTACAGTCTTCTTCATACCCGGCTGATTCACAAGCAATTCACCATCGGGTGTCATAGCTCTTTCAATAAAGCTATACTTCTCAGAGTGTTGCGGGTTCTGACGCCACGCAGCCTTCTGTTTTAAGTTGGTCATTATCAATGACATGATCGGGATGTATGCCGCTGTGTTGCCGCCGCCACCCTGAAGGATGTACCCAACGGTCTGCTGCATGTCACCATAGATAATCGGCACGTCAAGGAAACGATGCTTCCCGTCACGCTGGTTGCCGGTCCTCACTTGATACCCAGCAAAGCAGGACATTATCTGCAACAGCAGTCGCTTGATCTGGTTATCATAAAAATATGGTTTGCGCTTTAAAGCCATCATTTACACCTTTGTTTTACTTACCGCCCTGATTGGTAGGACCGTATGGATTTGCGTCTGCTCTCTCACCTGGAGATATCTCATCCGCCTCGACGTTCTCACTCTTATTGTCCGGTGACGGGTCTGAGCGTTGTTCCCTACTGGTGAGCACATCATGAATCGAACGAAGCTCCCAATTACGATCCTTGTCCTCACATGAGCGGTCGGACATGAACTCACGCAACTTGACAACCCAGTTGTACGGCTGCCACTCACGCTTGATATCTTTCTCACGCATCTTCCATCTGTTGTTCTGGAACCTGAACAGCCTGTTGGGCTCGAAGTCAACCCTGATGAACCAGTCACCATCCGACGGGTTGGTCGGGAATTCGATACCCTGGCCGACAGGCATGCCGTTGTCCGGCTGTCCATCTTCCATCCAACGGTAAGGCTTACGCTCCGGGTGGTCTGGATCGAACCACATATAGGTAGTGTCGAACCAAGTCGTATGTGCGTGGTCCCCGGCAAGCTCCTGGTTGGCTTCCGTGACAGCCATCATTGCATCCTTGGTGGACATCTGTTCCGCCAGCGTCTTGCCGTACTCATCCACACGCTCAAATAGGTCAAGGAATTCTTGCTGGTGACGCAGTGGCTTCAGGATGACAGCAGAGATGTGCCTTGCGTACATCGGGTCGTAACCAGTTGGCGACCACACGATTGATGCAACCTCGTACCAACGGTTGGCTACACGTCCGTCGATGCCGACTTCACGAAGGTGAGGAAGCTCGATAACGTCGCCTGGAATCATCCTGCGTTCAAGTTCACGCTCCATGGTTTCCGTGTGGAACTCCATAGTGATGATATCGTTAGCAAGTGCCAGTCCGAAGCGGGCGTATTCTAATTCGTTCTGGGAAACAGTGTATGCTCCCTTGATTAGCGGTATGTCTTCAAAGTCATATTCTCGATCACGATTCTCATTAAGGATCGGGTCTTGTATCCCCATGAATGAGCCAACGTCGAGCGGCTCCTGGCCGGACGGCTCTATTGGTTGCGGTGAGTCTTTGTTGTCTGTGCGTATACCGAGTGGGTCCGCATCCTGTGCAAACGTTCCTTTAAGTCGGTAGACTGTGCACCACACGCTGGCCATATCCAGATGATTCTTCATCAGCTTGGATATGAACCTACTGTTCTTTGTCAGGTTGCCGAAGTGGGCTCCTTGTTTGTAGAGACCGAACGGCTTTGTTGGTTTAAACTTAGGCACGTGTTATCCTCGAATCGGCTGAGGAACCTCGCCATTACCGTCTATATAAAGGAGTACGTCATCTTCCAGAATGCTACGCTCCTGAGCGCCCTCGGTCGCCAGCTGCTCGCCTTTCATGACGGTACCACCCTGTGCACCGGGGAGAGTCGAGAACAAACGATATTTCTCACCGAGGATTGTTTTCAGATTTGCCATGGTGTATTTCTTCAACCAGACATAGGCGAAGTGATCACGGAGCAACTCCTCGTAGGACTTGAGTACGTACACGGTGAGAACAACGTTCTCTTTGGTGTTTGGCACCTGGGTCAATAAAATGGTGTGCGTCTCCGGGCGGAATATGAAATGAATCTCACGAACGAATAAGCGGTCCAATGTTTCCTGGTATTGCAACACAGAATCATAGGAGAACAAATCGAAGGCTGCACCGTTCTGGCCAAGGCCACCGTTGAGAAGAATGTTTGCAGTTGCTGCGCCGAAGGATTCAAAGGCACCGGAGCCGCTGGCGTTACCGCCAAACAATCCACGAGACCTGGAGATTTTAAGAACGTTGTCCACCCGCTCGTCGAGCACGTACACGTTCTTGCCTGGGTCCATCTGTAAAACGCCATATGATTTATACACGGACCCGGAAGACATCATACGGTACGTCTCTGTAGCACCACGGAAGGCTGCGTCGTAATCCTCGCCCTCCAGATCAACCTCGATATTACTACCACCAAGCATCAGGTAGTTGTCGTAATACATCTTCTCCAGGCGCTTCTTAGCCTCTGGTGATGTGAACATATCCGCAGTATCTGGACCCTGCTCGCTGGTAATCTGGAATTCACTCATGACTCGTCCTCTCATTCATTATTGTATTTACCTGAGAACCTTGACTTTCCGATGTAATGGAACTATATATAAGAATGTAGGCTACCAATGAGTAGTCCACATTTAACTTAAATTCTTGGGCAGTATCAAGACAAGACCTAGCGTGTTAGCTGGGCATCAAAGTCCCGAGTCGTACAGGAGTAATAAAATGTTCAATTCATCTCACGACTGTGAGGTGTCGATCATTGTCAATGGTCGTCCCGTCACAGAAGTCCAGTTCTCTGGACACACTTATATAGAAGGACGTAAAAACTCCATCTATGAACTTCAAATCCGCAACAAAACCCACTATCGTATCCTGGCAATCCCTTCTGTGGATGGCTTGAATGTGCTTGATGGGAACAGCTGTGGTATGGATTCTCCAGGATATGTCATTGATCCATTGGCTGTTGTTACGATACCGGGCTGGAAGGTTGACAACGA